GCGGTCATCGATGAGGTCCACCGCGCCACATCGCCAAGCTACCAGCTCACCCTGGACGCCTTGGGCCGCCCTCAGGTGATGGGTCTCACGGGCACCCCCCTGCGCACCGACGGCCGCCCGATGCGGGCCGGTGGATTCGATGCCCTGATCAGAACGCCTGACACGATTGACCTGATCAACGCCGGCCGGCTCTCCCCACTGCGCGCCTGGTCCTTTCCTGAGCCGTCCGAGCTCGCTCGCCTGGGTTTTCGTGGCCGTGATTTCGATCAGGCTGCTGCCGGTGAGATCATGTCCGACGGCGCAATTCTCGGCGACGCGCTGGAGCACTGGGAGGAGCTCTGTCGCACCGCCGGGGCCACCCGCCCGACCGTGATATTCACCTCCAGTGTCAGGCAGGCACAGGAGACCGCCGAGGCCTGGCGCCGCGCTGGGTTCCGGGCCATGGCAGTCAGCGGCGACAGCCCACCGCAGGAGCGCCGCAATGCCCTGGCCTGGATGCGTGGCGGAGATTTGGACGCACTGGTTTGCGCGGATCTGTACGTGGCCGGCCTGGATCTGCCAGACCTTGGCGCCGTGGTGTGCCTGCGGAAAACTGACAGCCTCATCGTGTGGCTGCAGATGGTCGGCCGCGGCCTGCGGAAGTCGAGCGCCTGGCCCGATTGCTACCTGTTGGATCACGTTGGCAACTGCCGCCGCCCTGGCCTGGGCGATCCCCTGGCGCGTCGGATGCACCTCTGGAGCCTGGACGACGGGTGCGGGCGCCGGGTGCGCGAGGCTGTGCCGCCGGTGGCCGTGTGCGAGCGCTGTTACAGCACCGCCATGGTCGGCCGCCGATGCCTGGACTGTGGCCACGAGCGGGAGGCGCCGAAGGTTCGCGATGTGGTGTTGCTGCCGGGCCGGTTGTCTGAGTTTCCGGTTGGCCAGGATGAACGCCGCCAGCGCCGCGAACAGGAGCAGCAGGAGCGCCAGGAGCGGGCGCGGGCGCGGAAGGAGGAGGAGTGTGCCTGCTGGAATCCTGCCGACCATTGGGGGTCCCTGGCCCGGTTTTTCGCGCTGGCCAAAACGCGTCAGGCTGAATCTGGGCAGGATGTGGACCCCGTGCGTGCGATGCGCTGGGCGCACCTGCAGATCTCATTCCGCAATGGCAGCCGGTATCCGCAGCACCGCCAGCCGGTGAGGCGGGTGAGGAGGGCGAGGGCGTGACAATGCACACCCTTCACCTTGGCGACTGCCTGGAGGTGCTCCGCACCATGCCGGACTGCAGCATTGACGCGGTGGTGACCGATCCGCCCTATGGCCTGTCATTCATGGGCAAGAAGTGGGATTACGACGTGCCCAGTGTTGAGGTTTGGGCGGAGTGCCTGCGGGTGCTGAAGCCTGGCGGGCATCTGCTGGCCTTTGCAGGGACGCGGACACAGCATCGAATGGCCTGTCGAATTGAGGATGCGGGTTTCGAGATCCGGGACATGATCGCCTGGGTCTACGGGTCGGGGTTTCCGAAGTCGTTGGACGTGAGCAAGGCGATCGACAAGGCTGCGGGGGCCGAGCGAAAGGTGGTTGGCAGCCGCATGAAGGCAGGGATTGGCGGTTCGCAAACCTTCGCTCAGGATGCTTGGACGCAAGCCAATCGCGGACCAATTGAACTTGACATCACCGCCCCCGCCACCGAAGCCGCCCGCCAGTGGCAAGGCTGGGGCACCGCTCTAAAGCCCGCCTTGGAGCCGATCACCGTGGCCCGCAAGCCCCTAAGCAGCACCGTCGCCGCGACGGTGCTGGAGCACGGCACCGGGGCGCTGAACATCGACGGGTGCAGGGTGGCTCACGACGAGGACTGCCGGATGATGGCCCCATCGCAGGCCAATATCGACAACCCCAGCGAGAAGCACCGGCAGGCGGGCAGGCGGGAGTCTGTATTGGAGTTGAAACCGGGAGGCCGCTGGCCTAGCAATTTGATCCACGACGGCAGCTACGAGGTGGTGGGGTTGTTTCCTGTCGTGAGCGGCAAGGTCGGCATGAAGGGCAACACTGGCCACGGAAACAAGGTGTACGGCGGCTTTCCGCATCAGGCAGACAGAGAGCTAGGGACTTCAGATCACGGCTCTGCCGCCCGCTTCTTCTACACCGCCAAGGCCAGCGCCAGCGAACGCCAGGGGGTCGCGCATCCCACGGTGAAGCCCCTCGCTCTGATGGCCTACCTTTGCCGGCTGGTCACCCCACCAGGGGGAACGGTGCTAGATCCATTCATGGGCAGCGGGACCACCATAAAGGCCGCGAATAGTGAGGGCTTCTACGCCATAGGGATTGAACAGGATCCCGATTCTTTCGCCATGGCAGAACATCGCACCGATGGCGCCCAGCTCGGTCTCAGCCTGTAGGTTCGCAATAGAATGCAATAACCCACGCCACCCACGCGCCATGCTCGAATCCGCCACCATGCGCGAGATCTGGCGCGATCTCAGCAGGGGAACCCGCCGCCTCTTCCGCAACAACGTGGGGACCGGCTGGGCCGGAGGAGATGGACAGAGAAAAGCCCTACGGGTGACGCCGCAGAATCTCGCCCAGGCCCGCGCCGCCGTCCGCCCAGGAGACGTGATCGTCCCCAGCGCCCGCCCTCTGCACGCCGGCCTACAGAGGGGCTCAGCCGACAACGTGGGCTGGGAGACGATCGAGATCCCGATCACGGAGGCCCATGTGGGCAGGACCATCCGTCTGGCGGTGTTCCTCTCCGTTGAGTCGAAGCGCCGCCATGGCGGGCGGCTGGCGGACGATCAGCGCACATGGTTGGAGCAGGTGCGCCAGGCCGGTGGAATCGCGGTCGTTGCGCGATCCTCCGAGGAAGCCCGCGCCGCAGTGGAAGCCGAACGGGCTGCCCTGATACCCGAGTGACACAACTCTCAACCTTGGCGCCATAGAATCCTAGGACTGTGATAGGGTTGGCGGGTTCAAACGGAAACCCACAAAACGAACCATGGATCCCACCTATCACTGGGACATCATGCAGGGCACCCCAGAATGGGACGCCATCCGCCGGGGGGTCATCACAGCCAGCGCCATGAAAGTGTTGGTCACCCCAACGGGGAAGGTGGCCAACAATGACACCAGCCGCGCCTACCTGGCCCAACTCCTCGCCGAACGAATTACTGGCACCAGCGACTCTTCCTACTGCAGCAACGACATGCTGCGAGGCCACATGCTGGAGCCTTACGCCCGTGATCTGTATGCCAGGTATTACCACCCCGTTACCGAGTGCGGCTTCATTCAGCGGCACTACAAAGGCTTTACCCTCGGGTTCAGTCCCGACGGTGTAGTTGGAGATGATGGTTTGATTGAGATTAAGTCTCGCCTGGCGAAGCATCACGTCAAAAGCATTCTGGAGGGCGGAGTTCCTTCAGAGTTTGCAATTCAAATTCAGACCGGCTTGCTGGTTACCGGCAGACCCTGGCTTGACTTTATATCTTACACCCCAGGCCTTTCTTTCTACTGCCACAGGGTATGCAGAGATGAACAAATGATCTTGGCCATTGAGACCGCTGCACATGCGGCAGAAAAGCAGCTAGATCAAATGCTTTCACACTACAACTGTATCACCCTTACAATGGTTGACACCGAGCCCGTTGACCTAGCCTCAATAGAACCCGAAGACGACATCAAATTCTGATGGACCTATCCGACACAATCAAGCCCCAATCGGCTCAGTTAAATGCTGACGACCTGATTGCAGGTAGCAAAACGATAAAGATCACGAGCGTAAAGCCAGGGCCAAACGACAAGCAAAAAGTCGCGATCTCATACGAAGGCGACGAAGGCCGCCCTTACCTGCCATGCCTGAGCATGCGCCGCGTTTTGGTTGGCGCCTGGGATACCGATTCAACCGTTTACATCGGGCGCAGAATCACACTCTTCCGTGATCCAACTGTTCCCTACAAAGGCGTAAAGGCCGGGGGGATCCGCATCAGTCACATGACTAACATCCCTGGCCCGAAACTTGAGATCATCCTCACCAAAACCCGTGGAGAGCGAATGATCTACACCGTTCTCCTGCTGGAGGACGATCCCCCACCAGCACGGCCAGCAGCCGCCCCAGCGCCTGCCCGGCCCGCCCCCGCGCCGGTGGCACCTCCACCGGCCAGCGCACCTCCTGAGCCCGCTCGGCGGCGGATCATCCCCGCTGGCGGAACCTCAGCACCTGCCGCTCCTGTGCGGCGCATTGCAACCCCCGAGAGCACCCCATGACGACAACCGCATCAGTACCAGCATCAGAAGCGGGGCAACTGGCCCCACCCGTGCAGGAGCTTGAGGTTAAAGCCCTTGCCGCATGGGAAGGCTTGAAGCACCAGATCAAAGAGGCCGAGAAGGAAAGCAAAGACAAGACCTTTGACTACAGCAATCCCGAAGAATTAAAGGCTGCCAGATCTTGGCTTCACAGGTTGCGCGGCCTGAATGGCCAGATCGAAGGCGCACGGAAAGACGCCAAAGAGTTTTATCTGGAAGGCGGTCGAACGGTGGATAGGACCGCCAAAGATCTCAAAAGTTCCGTTGCCGCGCTAATCCAGCCACACAAAGACGCGATTGAGGAGATTGAGGCAAGGGAGGCCAAGCGTGTCGCCGATCACCGCTCCGTTCTGGCCTACATCGAAGGGCTCACCGCTGGCGTCACGACATCCGCCGAAGCCCAGGCCCGGCTGGAGGCCCTCCAGCAGGTGGACACCAGCACCCTGGAGGAGTTCGCGACCGCTGGCGCCAACCGGGCCGCCGAGCAGAGTGAGCGGCTGCAGGAGCTTTATGCCCAGCTGCTGCAGCAGGAAGCCGACGCGGCTGAGCTGGAGGCCCTGCGGCAGGAGAAGGCCCGCCTCGCCGCCGAGCAGGAGGAGGCCCGCCTCGCCGCCGAACGACAGGAACAGGCAGCCCTGGATTGCCAGCCGGAAGCCGGGCCTGAGCAGGAGGAGGCCTTGCAGCAGGGTGTCCCCGCAGAGGGCGACTACCGAGATCACAGCGCCATCCTCCAGCGGCGGAGCGTCTACCAGCCTCCCGCCAGGCGCCAGGCACAGGAGGATCCTGGGGCCATCAGGGCGCGGCAGGAGCTGGCGCTGCTGGCGTGCCTCAGAGGCAAGAGGGGCCCCCAGGTGGCCGCCGAGCTGCTGGATGGCACCTTCCACCCAGCCGTCAGCGTTGACACCAGCCTCCTCTGACACCCCGCCAACTATTCACCCAACCCGAAAACACCCCATGAACACCATCACAGTCCTGGCCCGCGTCATCGAGGCGCCAGTGCGGGACGAAGCACGAGTTACATGCTGGTTCGAAATCCCGGAATACAAGCCGGGCCACCAGCCCACCCAGATCATCGCCTGGGCGAGCGAAAAAGCCGGGTGGGTGGCCGACGCCCTGGCGAAGGTAGCGCCCGACGAGTACCTGATCCTGGAGGGCTCCATACATATGGAGCGGGACTTGGCGCCCATGCTGCGGCTCAGTGGCCTCAGTCAGGTCCATCCGGTGGACATGCCGGGCGTCAACCGCATCGCCCTGGTGGGCCGCGCCGGGCGGGATCCGGAGGTGCGCTACTTCGATTCCGGGAAATGCGTGGCCAACCTGAGCCTCGCCGTGAACCGCATCGGCCGCGATGAGAAGCCCGATTGGTTCAACCTTGAGATCTGGGGCAAGCAGGCCCAGGTGGCGGCGGACTTCGTGCGCAAGGGATCGCAGCTGGGCATTATCGGCCGGTTCGAGCTGGACCACTGGACCGATCGCACCACCGGCGAGGAGCGCAGCAAGCCCGTGGTCCATGTGGACCGCCTGGAGCTGTTGGGCAGCAAGCGCGACACTGAGCAGCATGGCGGCCAAGACCTCCGCGATGAGGAGGCGCCATTTTGAGCACCCCTCTCTACGGCCTCGTCCGGGGCCGCCAGTGGGTCGCAAGGCCCGCCAAGGTGAGCAAGGCCAGCCTCGCCACGCTGCCTCACCACCTGGGAGAGGTGACATGGCTCCCAGGCCTCACCCTGTCCGGCTCGATTCAGGACGCTTGGGTGACCCCCACGCTGGAGGTGGCCATTCAGCGGCGCACGGTCCTGGCTGCCATGGGGCGGCAAGGCATGGTCACCACAGTTCGAGCGGTGCCGCGATGACGAAACCGCTCTGGCAGAAGATGATCGATGCCTCGGATGAGGTGCTGGGGGCCCGGCCGGCTCGGTCCTACAGCGCCGACGATGAGCTGATTGCGCGGGCGCATCTGTTGGTCATCATCAGGCACATCTGCTGTTCCGAGAACTACCGGCGAATATGCAGCGACTACCGCTACCCAATGGAATCCCTGTTCGGCAAAATGCTCGCCGACAATGTTACAGATGGCGACAGCACTACAGATCCCTCCCCTAGTGCATCCTAGGGTTCTCTCGCTCACTCGCACCCACATGAAAACAATCAACCCGACAGAAAAATTGGTCATCACCAGCCTCCTCCTGCTTGGTGACGCCATCGGCACCATCACGACACACCTGCTGGTCCCCGGAATCAGCCTCATCCTGGCGGGGCTGGGGTGGAGGCCGCCCACCAGGCCGGAGGTGGAGCCGCTGGAGCCTGGCACGCCCTACCTGACACAGGTGGAGCTTCATGACAGCTTTTTCAATATGGCGCTGGAGCCCTTCCCTTGGCCCGCCGACGACATCGCCGATGACTACAGCCGCGAAGTCCCCACCGCCGAGGAGCGCTCCCCCTCCCTGCGCAGGGGGAAGCGATGAGCACCACAGAGGTCCTGTGCCTGTGGTTCCTGTCTCTGGGAACCCTGCTGGGCGTCGCACTAGGCGCCCCCATCGGTTGGATCATGGCCACCCGCCAGGAGGAGGGGGGGAAATGAGTAGGGATGCCTGCGCGTCAATCGGCCTGGGGCACGAGCACTCTGTGACCGTGCTGATTGCCACAGCCGATCTGTATTCACAATGGCCAGCGGCTTGCGTCGAAGGTGTCGCACAGCGCAACGAGCGCACCGTTCAAGCCCTGCTGCTGCTGCTGGATGCGTCCGTGGCGGTTGCGGGGGCAATAGATGACAACATCCTGGAGGATCTTCAAGCTTTGCCGGTTGATGTTCAAGAAGCGATCAAAGGTAAACTTGGCGAGATTCAGAAGAAGCTAAACAAGATCGCAGAAAAGACTACACAACCACCACCGAAGGATTCCAATGGTATTCAGCCGAATTGACACCATCCTCGACGGCATTGACCGCCAGGAAGACCACCCCGAAGGCGGCTGGTGGCGCACAGAAGACGGCGCACGGGTGGGGCGAATCAAGCTCCGGGAGCTGAAGGAGGCCATCCAGGAGCACCTGATCACCATGGCCGGGACAGCGTGCGCCGGGGCCACCCCTGTGAACCTGGCCGATCTCCACGATCCAGACTTCAGCGCTAGGCTAAGTACAAGCGAGCGCCTGGCCATCGCGTGGGGATTAGCGCCGTCCAGCGCACAACCGGCCGCCATTGCGCAGCCGGCTGAGGGTCCAAGTCCCGTAGCGCTAGGCCGCTCCGGCCTGACGCCTGACGAGATCGAAGCCGGTTTCCGGGACTGGTGGAAAGATCGCTATGGGTCCGCATATTTCGGCGCCGTGCCGCTTGCCGCCGTCATTGAATGGACTCAGTTTGCCTTGCCTCGCTCTTACCGCCCCACCATCCAGCCCATTCCGGTCTCCGAGCGGCTACCGGGGCCTGATGACTGCTGCCCCAACCCTCGCAATGGTCAAGGGCAATGGTGCTGGGGATGGGCGCAGGACGACGGCTGCTGGCGAATGATGCGCTGGGAATGGCTCTCTGCTGAAGCCCTGGCATGGGCTCCATGGTGGGCGTTCCCCCTGCCGGGCGCCACGGAAATGGTGGGGGGTGTGAAAGAATGACTCAAACCAATGAGCGGCCAATTCTGTTTAGCGCCTCAATGGTGCAAGCAATCTTAAAACAACGAAAAACGCAGACGCGGCGGGTAGTGAAGCTTCCTAATACTCCGTGGATGCCGGAAGCTGTTGAAGAGTGGCGCTTTAGTGAATGTTTCGTATCGCTCGAAAACAGCAACAACTATGTAGCTGCTTTTCATAAGCTCAGTCTTCAGGAGATAGTCAAATGCCCCTACGGCAAGCCTGGCGATCTGTTATGGGTGCGGGAAACCTATGCCGCACCGCATGATTGTGACCATCTAAAACCGCGAGAGATTCCAAAGGGCAAGCGGATTCACTATGCGGCAACAGAGGAACGCGGCGGTCTACTGTGGCGTCCGTCAATCTTCCTGCCCCGATGGGCCAGTCGCATCAGCCTGAAGATCGCGGACATTCGCGTGGAACGCTTGCAGGAGATAAGCGAGGATGATGCACGGGCTGAAGGGTTGAAAGGTATGACCAAAGACGGAAGCCTAGTCAAATATGGCATTCCAGACAATGATGGTTTGCCAGGCGGTGATGATCACGGCTGGCACTGGCAGCAATGGGAATCAGATCCTCGACGCGCCTTTCGCGGGCTATGGGAATCCGTCAACGGTGTTGGATCATGGGATAAAAACCCATTGGTCTGGGTAGTGGACTTCTGCCCTCTGGGACAGGAGGGGCAGCCATGACCACATTCAACGCGCTTGTGCTCGGTTTCTGCGTAGCAGGAGCGCTCAATACAAAGACAATGCTCCACTTCGTCGGTTACATATTGGGACTGGAATCAGCCATCACGGGCGTTATAGCAATTATTCTCCTTGGCGAGTTTGCTCGCTATTGGAATCGCAAGCGCTTTTACGATGAGCATCAGAGTCGCAAGGGCAGCAACCCATCATTAAAGTCTTAACCATGCGGCCCGCCAGAGCCGCGACCAATCTGGTGCACACCCTGCCACGAGAATCCATGATCACGACCGAAGAACTGGAAAACCGGTTCACCTATCACCCGTCCAAGCCTGGGCAGGCTGAGGCCTATCAGGAGCTGCGCGACAAGGCCCGCGAACTGGCAGAGCTGTTTGCCCAGGCGTGTCCCGAGTCGCGCGAGCAAGCCTTGGCCCACACAAACCTGGAGCAGGCCGTCTTCTGGGCCAACGCGGCGATCGCCCGCAGATCCCCGCCAGCCAAGCCCCAGCCATGAGCACCATCCCCAACCGCGACGAACAACACGGAGGCTTAGGCCCCGTGGGCGTCATAGCGCAGAGCCTCAAGACCACCATGCGAGCGGGCGCGAACTGGCCCCGCCTCACCCCTGGGGAGCGGGAAGCCCTCGACATGGCCGCCCACAAGATTGCCCGGATCCTGTCCGGGAGCAACCCGAGCGACCCGAGGCCCTGGCGTGATGTCGCTGGCTATACCCACGCGGCGATGCGCCTGTGGGAACAGCAGGGCGCCGGTGGTGCGCCAGCCAAGCCCCGGCCCCATGGCGGGCGGCTGGTTTCCAGCAGCGAGCCGCCGCCCTCCGTGCCCCGCCGCTGGTGGATGCTGTAGCCATGATCCCCGACGACCCCAACTGGCGCCAGTTCGCCCGTGAAGTCTGCTGGTCACCAGCGATCAGCAATGCCCTGCGCCTGCTGGCACTATCCGCCCCGCCAGAGGGGAGGCCTACCCGGTTCCGGTGTGATGGCATCGGGGTGGAGCGGCTGGAGTCCGGTGAGTTCGCCTACTGGAGGGAGCCCACGGGCCAGAGCCTCGCCGTTGATCGGCTGTCCTCCGGCGAGTTCGTCTGCTGGCGGGGATCCCCAGGTGCTGGCACCTCCCGCATCGCCGGGAACGGTGACGAAGTGCTCAGGGCGCTGGCCCCGATCCCCGCCCATGGTGGCTCCGGTGCCGCCCTCCGTGAATGGCTGACGATGTGGGGCTGGACGCCACCGCCAAAGCGCCAAGCCTGCCCGCCGCCGCCCATGATCATCTGACACCTGCTCAATTCAATCTCACACCAACTCAACACCAAATCTCATGCTTACTCTCAGATTTGAAGGCTACAGCGACGACACGTTCGGCGAATATGGCGCCACGAACGACGATTACGATAACTGCGCCAGTGGCGAGCCAATCGAGTATCTGGTGCAAGATCCAGTAACGGGCCTCGCTGTGATCGTGACCGGCCAACATTGCCCCGGCAAGTCTACTGGCTGGCTGATTGGTGTTTCAAATGGCAACGACAACGCGCCATTCCCTGCTTGGCCTATGAGGTTTGAGCCACAGGATCAGCCCTATGGCGATGAAGTAAGACTAGTAATTGAAGCCCCCGGTAGCGTAGCGGTGCGCTGTCTTACACGCGAGCAAAATGAAGACTGATTACAGCATGTAAGCAGGCTGCCAACACCGCCCCGCCCACGCTCATCTGACACCCACCCATGAAACGCTCAGCACCAGCGCCCGAGATCGTCACCATTGAGGGGGCAGTCTCCGGCATCATCGTCAGCCCGCTCGCCTCGCGCGGGTTTGGGCCCGTCATCTCCCTGGCGATCCACACCGCCAGCGGAGGTGGGGTGTCCTGTGGCGGCGTCGGCGGGGGCCTCGCCGAGGCCTGCCGCCTACTCCAGAACGGTCAGCGAGTCCGCGCCATCGGTGAACACCGTCGCGGCGGCAGAGGGATCGAGCCGGTGTTCTGGCTTCGCTGGATTGAGGCGGCCCTGTGACCGACGATCTGGATCTGGAGTGGTCAGCAGTTGACGGCCCGGGTGGCTGCTGCTGGCGCCTGTGCTCGCGGGGGCAGTGCGTGGCCGCCAAGACCAAGGCCGAGGCACTGGATCAGCTCGAAGGCCTGCTCAGATCGAGCCACCAGCCAAGGCCGCCAGCGCCGCCCTGACCAAGCCGACGGGTGCCGCAGGCATCAGGCAACAGGCTGGGCGATGATTGCCCAGCCATTGCCCGGTGCATAGCGGTAACTGCTGCCAGCCTGCACAACCTCCCAGCGGCGGCAAAAATTCTTGAATGAGTAACGAAGGGCTTTGCCATTGCTGTTGAGATAACCGCCATTGATCACATCCATCTCCCCAAACGGATCGTGCACTACAAACGCGGTCTTATCATATCCAATAGCGTTAATCCAGTGACCATCGCCATATAGGTTCTGAAAGTTGCCCTTGTGAATACATCCCAAAGGCACGGAGATGCCCCGATCGATCTGTGCCTTGATATCGTCAACTGTGCAATTTTTCTTCAGCATTGCGGTGACGCCGTAGGAGGCAAGCGCTTTTACCTGGCTTTCGGAGTTGATGGTGTCGCCATAGCGGAACACTCGGCCTAGGTAGGCATCATCGCCGTTGGGGCCAGGCAGCGTTCCGGGCTTCATGCCCTCCAGCATCATGGCGCAGGCGCTGCTGAAGCACATCCTGTTGGCGTGCTGCGTGCCACTGTCTCGCTGGCTGTAGTAGGGCACCCTGAGCGGGTTGGCGTGCACCGGCTTCGCCGGGGATCCCTTGGCCCGCCAGCCTTCAGTGAACTCCTGCCGCTGGGCCAGCGTGAGGCCCTCGTCATGCTTCGAGAGCGCCGCGAGCTGATGGGGCTCCAGCCGGCCCACCTTCACCGCGTGCTCTACCGCATCGCGCACTGATGCCAGATCTTCCGCCATTGCCTAGAACATGGTAACAAGTTCCACTGTAACGTCATAAAGTCCCGCCGCGTTCTGTCGCCTACTTGGCGGGGAATTGTATCTGTATTCCTGCACTGCAGGAACTACATCATATAGGCTGGCGTGATTAGCCCATAGGTCTACGGGAATCGAAAAACCTCTCTTTCTCTCTCCTCTGTAGTGCGTGCTGATCAGCTGTGCACGGGTGAGAGTTAGATTCGTGAACAAAAACGAAAATGGCGCATTGCTTACCAGACTTCCACGCTTGTGAATAACCTTTACGCCGGTGAGTAGGACAGTTTCCGATGAGCTTGCTGTCGGCAACTGATATTGCCGTTCAGGTGGCTGGGTGAAGATACTCGGGAATGTGGCCATTATTTGAACGTCCGAATCGTAAGGGCCGGAATAGAAAATGCCCCGTCAGTCGCTATGAGCCGGCCGAAATCTTTCACGAACACCAGATCATCATCCGAAGCCGCGCCACCCCTCCAGCGGACCACAGCGGCCCACCTGGCAACGATCGGCCCGGTCCCGATGGACACGGCGGAGGTCACCAGCAGATGCTGATGGGTGCTGGTATCGATGCTGTCGGAGAGCGTGATGGCGACCCCTCCGGTGGGATAGCCACCTGTGGCCGCGTGTTCCCCGGTGAGGTCGTTGCGGCGATTGTGCTCAGGCAGCCAGGTGTAGGCGGAGGTGAGCAACAGCACCCGGTAGGCCGCCGTCAGATCGAGCCGGCCCCGCCAGAGATCAGCAGGCAAGCTGTCAGGGATCAGGATGGTCATACGTTCAGCTCCCAGGCATCAGGCCCACGCTGACCGTAGAGCGGATAGCGCCGCCCTGGTGGGCAGTTGGTGCCGCCGATGACGATCTCAAGCAGCGACAGAATCGACGGGTTCAGATTGACGCCGCCCCGGGTGAGAGCCAGGGTGGGCAGGGCCAGGCTCCGCCTCGCGCCGGAGGTGCCGCCCACGCTGACGCCGCTGAAGGCAGGCCCCACCAGGGAGGGGGAGAGGTTGACGCCGCCCCGCGTGAGCGCGAGCGTGGGGAGGCTGAGGGATTTGCCCATCAGATGACACGCCCCCCGAACACCATGGTTGGGGCCTCGCCGAGGGGCACGGAGGTGGAGGCATTGGCTACCGCTATTACGATGTACTCCTCAACGCCTGGCGTTATCTGGAGGGTTGAACCAAGGGCAACGGTGTTGTTGTTGTAAATCGCAATGATTGCAAAGTCTTCCGGGAGTGTTGCTGCTGAGGACATATTAAACAGGTAATTCTCAAGTACTGGCCTTTCGTCAGCCGGGTAGGCGGGGTTTGTATTTGTGAACGCAATCGGAAGCGTGACCACCGGAACTGTAAATGCGTAGTTATCGCCGCCACCTGTTGAGTTCAGGTTGCCGATTGCGCCATACGTGATACTTCCGAGCTGATTGGCAGCCCCAGACCATACTTCCCACGGCGAGAGTGCGGTGTTTGACGCTCCGTAAGCTCCGCCACTGGTGATTCCACGGAGAGCCTGGCCCAGATGAGAGCGCCGCAGACGAGGCGAAAATAGTTGGAAGCTGGCCTGGCCAATCCTGTTGGATGTAGACAACTTACACCACATCATTGAGGTATAACAAACCTTATCCAGGTCCACCAGTGATGCAATAGGCGCCGTCTTGTCGATAAAGAAATGCAGAGCAGTCGAGCCATTCACCAACAGGAAGACGGAGAAGTTCGTTCTCACGTTGCTGGTGATCCGCTGAATAGAGATCGATTGGGAGGAATTGAACCCAGTCGCCCCGCTTGCGGTCACCCGCATGTGATTCGTCGTTGCGCTTGTGGTGGTGCTCAGCCAGTCCAGATACTGCGTGCCCGCGCCACCGACACCTTGCGGAATATTCGTCGATGTATTCCAGCCGGTGGAGATATGAAAGAACATATCCGCGCCAAGGAACTGGAACCATAGATAAGTCTTTCCGTATGTTTTCGAGCCGTCGTAAGTCATCTCAAGCACCCGGTTTTCTACCCCGCCGCTGGAGGAGCTACCAACCCAATCAGTCATCAGCCCCGCGTCGATAAACATCGCGCGAACCTGTGTTGCAAACTGCGCTGGGGTGTAGTTCGCCGCGACGCTATAAGAAGCTGTTGTAACTGCCATAGCTTTATGAGGTGATAATGGTTAAGATTATCACGAAGTCACGGCTCACCGTGTCTTCGTTGACATGCTTCCAAGGGTAGGCAGTTGTCGCTGGCGATTCTTCGTTTCTGATGTCCGCGAACTGGTTCAGATTGATCACCCCACCAGCGGCGAGGCGGGGATCAGCGCAGACGCCCACCCCCCTGGCGGGCATCACCGTGGCTGGCCTGCTGCTGTCAGCCGATCGGGCCGCCACAGATGCGTAGAGCGTGAACCACCCCGGATGGCTCATGGAGAACCGCACGAGCCGGCCCAGCAGGGGGAGGGTAACGGTGCCGGTTGTGGTCGCCCCAGCTGCTGCGGTGAACGCCACCACGACCGAGCTGGGCGGTGCCACGGTGATGGCGGAGGCATTCTGCGCGGCGGTGGAGGTGAGCCCGTCGGGATCGGTCTGTCGCACCCGGACAGCCCCGGCCGCATAGGTGCCCTCGGGCAGGGTGAACCCTGGCGAGGTGCCAGCAGACCAGGAGCTGCCGCCATTCGTCGAGAACTGCCAGGTGCTGCCCACGCGCAGGCCCGACACCTCCACGAACCCGTCAGAGGTGACGCCAGCCGTCAGGCCCGACAGGGTGATCGTGGGCGCACTGGGTGCCACCGTGCGGGGGATGCTGACCGTCCCCTCATCCCCCCGGATGAACAGCGTCGCCCAGCCGCCATCCAGCGCGAAGTCAGGGTAGAGATCCGCGATGAACTGGCAGGAGACTGAGAAAAACTCAGAATCCAGAACACTGACTGGCTCGCGTGCATAGCGCCAGCGGAAGCCGGAGGGGGTTTCAGTCGCCGGCAGGGTGACGGGATCGAACGTAAAGCCGATCACGTTGCCGACAGATTCATAGTGCTCAAAAACATCGAGCACTTCCGCCTGTGTTAGCCCTACGAATTGCGCGGGGAATCTGATCCCGGTCTCTGTTGTCGAGTGCTGCAGAATAGCGGTCCGGCCGCTCATTGTCTGCTGTACGGAGGCCGGATAGTCGCCGTGGTCTATGTCGTAGGCCTTGGGGCGGAGAGCGGGGAAGGGGATCATCGCGGCGGGTAACTGGTGTCCCCATTTTCACCTCTAACAGCAATATCGGCAGGAGTTCTAACCGGCCCGACCGTTTCATCCCTAAGATTACAGCGCCAGTCTATATCTTCCCTGCGGAATTGGCCCTGGGCGCCAAAGGGAGCATCTGTTGAACCCCAGACATCAAAGGAGTACTTCGTTCCATCGAGCCGAGTATAGGAAACGCGATACGTCTCAACAAGTGCATCGCCAAAGTCTCCGTTGATACCCACGGCGAATCTACGAGCCTGAACCGGTGTTTTAGAGCTGATTGTCATATCGACATACGCCCAGCCACTAGATGCAATGTTAAGACCGCGTACTCGCGTCCTGATGATCGCGGCGCCGTACCTGCACTCCCAGGGGTGTGCCATCCCATAAACGTATCCAAATGGTGACGATTGAAGGAGCCAGGTTCCGGACTGCCCTCCATAGGCGGGCTGAACCTCGTCATTGGGTGCTCCCCCTGCCCGTGACACCGCGCTACCCTCTGCTGGCGCCGCAGGACCATTGCGCAATAGTGGCCCTGCGGGTGGCAAGTTGACGCGATCCATGTCGCCTGGGCGCCCGATGGCGGGGATGCCGCCGCCGCTAGTGAACGGCACGCCGGAGGTGCTGGACGCGGGCGAGCTCGTATCCGTGGCCCGGCCGGATTCATCCCGTGCGGACAGCTCCGGGTAAGGCAGGTCAACGTCCTGGGCGCCATCCCTGGCTGCGATCACCCGCTGGGTGAGCAGGCTGGAGCCGTCCGCCAGCAGGGGGAACGCACGCAGCTGCAGGGTCTCGGATGCGTCGGAGGCCAGCGCCACCGAATCGAGCTGCCAGGTGAACGACAGCACGCCAGGCGGCTCCCACTCGGTCGCAACCTGCAGGGTGGTGCGGATGATCTGGCCCGCCCGGAGGTATCCGGAGTGATCGCCATGGGCCAGCCGCGCCGTCGCAGTGGCCCCCGCCAGGGTGCGGACCGCGTGCCGATAGCCGGCTGCCATCGCCGCGTGCCGCACGGAGGTGCAGTAGCCCCTCATCCCCATGGTCTCCACCGCCGGGCTGTCGTCGCCCGCCTGGCCCACGGTGAGCGTGCGGTTGAGCGGGGGGTGGATGTCGCTGGTCTGCTGGCGCCAGGTGGCGATCACCTCCAGCGCCCCACGGGTGGCAGCCTCGCCCTGCTGCTCGCTGTAGCCGCCAGGGAGGATCACCTCCTCAGTCAGGTCCCAGTCGATCGTCACTTCCCCGGTCAGGAGGGTTCCGTCCTCGTTGGTCGGTAGCAGGGGGATAACGGCAAACTTCCCGCCAATCGTTACATCACGCAGCAGGAATGAAGGGAGAATGTTCGTGATGAAGTCCGGCAGATCCGTTATCTCAACAAACTCAGCATTACAATAGAGCTGATTGGCTTCAATGAACTGCGCTGCCTTCAGCATTGCATCCATATCAATCTCTGCTTCCGTCAGTCGGCCCGATTTCGTGAGCGCCCAGATCAGCAGGTCGCAGATGTTGTCAGACGGGCCAACGACTGAATCAACCAACCGGCCGCGTTCAATGATTAGGCCGGATCTGATGAAGACGTTCCAGGCCTGTTTCCAGTTCTGGGAATCGACCGGGTAACTGTTGGAAAATTCAATAGTCGAGAGGCCTTTATAGTTTCCGCCCCCGCCACAGATGAATGGAAACGTCTGTAGTTCCTGGCCAATGCCATAGAAAACACCCGCCCGGTTGCCAGGTGTCCAGGTGCCCGCTCGGGTGTTGTAGTTCTGGCTGAACGATCCCTGGCGACTCAGGCCATTGCGCACATCGCGCACCTGAACGGATCCCATCTGACCATCACCCAGCACGCAGTGAAAACGGACCGTGATCGTGTTCGTGGTGTTGCTGAACTGGCACTCTGTCGCTCTTGGCTGCACCATCACCCCGCCGGTGCCAGCGGTGCGGCGCCGGGCGAACACCACGGGCACCGCAGCACCCAGGGCCATCGCCTGGATGGGGGCGAGCAGGTCCACGTCAGAGGTGGCGGTCCGATCCTGCGCGGTCATCGCCGCAACCGCTGCAGCGCTGTTGGCCTGCAGCTGGCCCAGCTGCTGGGAGATCCAGCCCTGAAGGCCGCCCCAGTGCGCGAACAACTGATCGGGGGTGGTGCTGACGCCCTCGTACTGGAACCCAGGCAGGTCGTAGCTGTAGAGCGGTGCTCTACTGTCGTCCCTCCTGGAGCTCCCTGGCATCAGCGGCCACCCCCCAGCTCACAGGGCGTACCGATCAGGGCAGTCGTCGTCTGGCGGGGAGGGAACCGGCTGCCACCCGCGGCGATGAGGCCCGCATCCAACGTCACCTCCAGGCGCGAATCGCTGACGCCGGCTAGCACAACGCGCCCGCGGAACGGGCCGCCGACGAGCACCATCCCGGCCGGGGGCTGGGGGCCATCGTCCGGCTCGGGATAGTGGTAGACCCGCAGCCGCCCGATCCAGTAGCCGTCGGAAGCGGTCCGCAGATCCTGCTCAAGGCTGAGCAGCAGGGGGAACGACAGGGCAGCAGTCGCGGCGTCGATCAGGCCTCCGGAGGAGACACCCGACCACTCGAACGGGGCATAGCCCCACTCGGCGCCCTCCCAGGTGACAGCGGCGTGAAGCCAGCGGGATTGCCAGCGGCGCATGATCACCCCGCCAGGGGTGCGGATGTCCAGGAATGCGGCGCTGATGCGGTTGGGGCTGGTCATCGGGGCCCGTACCGGTTGCGGTTGACTGCGGAGCGGTTCATCTGGTCAACGGCTGCCAGGGTGGCGCGGGTGTTGGACTGCAACAGGGCCATGGCCTCATCGCGCCGGATCCACTGGGAGCCGTCTGCCATCTGCAGGGTGGGCCCAGTCTGCTGCAGCTGGAGGGTGACCTGTGGCGCTGCGCCGTAGCTGCCAGGCAGGGGGGCAGCCGCTGGAGCCCCTGCAGGAGAGGGGGAGGATTGCCAGGCCTGCACCAGGGCGGGGCCCCTGACGCCCTGCATCCACGCAGCCATGGCGGCGTCCATCCGGCCGGCTGGGATTGCGTACTCCCCGCCCGGATCGCCGCCCTCGCCGAGCTGGGCGATCGTGGGCCGCGACACCCAGCCGCCACGGGCGAAGCCTGGGATCTGGCCCGTCATGATCTCAGGGATTACTGGCAGCTTTACAGGTGTTGGCAATCTGTTCACGTTCTGAGAGACACTATTCCACAGCCTGATAATTCCATTCAGAGCGTCAACAGCGCCGCCAATCATCCAACGCCATGTCCTGCCCATGCCGTTGAGGACAGAATCCCACACATTCTGCAGGATGCCAGGGATTCGCTTCCAGGTTTCTACAACGCTGGACCACAGATCGCCGAACCGCCTCTCTACCTTTTCGATGAATGCAAAGGGATCATTAGCAAAGCTCTCCCAGTAGGCCCCCCACTGCTTCAGCCAATTCTTATCGATGAACTCAAGAATCCCGCCGAAGAATTTAACTATGCTATTCAGCCAGGACTTAGCGGCATCTCTTATGGGTTTCAGGAGGTCGCTATTCCACAGATTAACCCAGGGCTCAAGCTGCGTTTCGTAGATGAAGTTCCATACGTTTTTCCAGAATGTCGCGATCTCTCCGAGAGCCCACGACAGGAAGTCCATGATTGGCTCCCGGAAGTAGACCATCCCCACCACCAGCGCGGCCAGGCCCAGGGCAATCCAGCCCACGGGGCCGGAGAACACACCCACCAGGGTTGGGAGCAGGGTGCCGGTGATCCAGGCGAGGAAGGGCGCCATGGCTGCGATTGCCTGGCCGGCGAAGGGCACCAAGGCGCCCAGCCAGCCCGCGATCGTGGCGCCAATCCTCAGGCTCGCGAACGCCGCGCCGAGGCGACCCACGCCGGGGATCAGGCCCAGCAGACTGACGCCGAACAGTGCCACGTCAGCGATCAGCCCGCGCAGTGCTCGCCCGATGCCGCCAAGGCTGCCCATCAGCCTGGACATAGCACTAGGTGGCACCTCTGGAACAAGGTCCGCCTTGATTGGTGGAATTTTTGGCGTGACAAGATCGAGTTCTAGCGGTAGTTGGTAGCCTTGGAATTTTTTGCTTAGATCTAGTCCGAGCTGTTGCGGTGTGATGGGCTTACCAATGGTTGCCGTGGGGACAAGCGCTTCCCCTATGGTTTTTGTTGCCTCACGGGCCAGCCGTGAAGCACTCGCCAAATCCTTGAAGTGCTTAATCAGCTTGACAATTCCAAGACTGACTCCAATGAACTTTGCAGATGCAACAAGCAGGGCAAGAGAGCCTAATGCAGCAACCAACAAGCCGAGGCCAACCGTGAGTTGCTTCGCCCAGGCAGGAGCGGCAATGAATGACTTAATCAGCGACGTTATACCCTGAATCGCAGGCGTCAGCGTAGGCAGCAGATCATCACCTATCACTTTCGTGAGGTCTTTCATCGCCTTGTTAAACTCCATCAGCGCCGTGGGTGGCGGGATGGATTTCTGAGCGAGCTTATCCATCGCCTTGAGCATGATGTCAGTCGTTATCAGCCCCTCGGCGCCCATCTTCTTGATGTCGCCAACTGTTACCTTTGACCTGAGTAGAATGTCAACAATGGCCTTCTTGTTCGCCCCTTTCTGTATCTCCAGCTCCTTGTTCATTGCAGACTGCAAGTCTTCCTGCCGGCGCCGCAGGGATTCGCGCACCTGATCCTCCTCGGCCCGCTGTTGGTCCTGCAGGGCATTCGCCTTTTTCGTCCGTTCCGCTTCCCTGGCCCGCCTGGATTGGTTGGCCTGATCCTCGTAGCCGCGAGAGAGTTTCTTCAGCTCCTCACTCTGGCGCTCCTGAATACCATCAAGAATTGCATCCCTTTCGTCCGATATTCTTTTCTCTACCGCTTCTCTTTGTGCATCGCTTAAGCTGGTGTCTCCAGATACCTCCTTGAGTCGCAACTTGACGCGCTCTTCTATTCCATCGCGCTCAATCTTATATCGCTCGTCTATAGCTTTCTTTTCGGCATCCAACCTGTCCTGCGTTGCCCTGTCGCGCTTGGTGTCGCCATCCTCCTCCGCTTGATTCATCGCGGTGCGCAGTTCGTCGTAACGCCTGGCGATCAGCCGGAGCTGGTCGTCCGTGTCTCGCTGCATCGCCCGCTGCCGGTCCCTGATCCCCTCCTGCAGTTCCTCGGTCTGCCGCTTCTCCCCGTCGCGCACCTCAGCCACCAGTTGCTCCGCCCGCTGCCGGGTGATCTGCTGAAGGCCACGGCTGCGGCTGATGTCGTTGAAAACCTCGACAATCGCCTGGCCGATCCCAGGCATCCGCTCCATGAGTGACCGCAGCTCATCGCCCTGGAGCCGCCCGCTCCCCATGGCCTGGCCCAGCTGGCGGAACGCCTCTTTGGCATCGAACGCACCTAGGCCCGACAGCCGGGCAGCTTTTGACACGCCAATGAAGGTCGTCTCGATCTGATCCAAGCTGACCCCCATCGGCCTGAGGCGGCCGTAGAGGTCCGTGACGGCCTGGCCGGCGTCGTTCTGGCCGAGGGTAAACTGCTCCGCCGCCCGCGCCGTGAACGCCTGCAGCCGCGCCACCTCGCCGAGCGGCTCCGCCAGTGCCTTGACGCGCAGAGCCAGCAGCTGGGAATCCTCGCCAGCCGTCAGCGCCTGCCGTCCGTAGGCGGTGAGGCCCGCGACGACGGCGCCCAGGCCGATGGCGGCAAGGGCGCCTTGCAGGTCGTTGCCCGCTCGGGCCATGCGCTTCATGCCACCGGCTGAGTTGTCCGCGCTGACGCCAAGGCGCTTCAGCAGGGCATCAGCTTCCCTCAGGTCCTGCTGGCCGGTGACCCGGGCCTGGACCTTCAGCAGGGCATCGAGATCGTTCGCCATTAGGCGGGCCTCCGTCGTGAGCGCTGGAGCTTCATCAGGCCGAGCACCTCAGCGGCGATCACCTGGACATCTGCCGCCACCCGCCAAGGACGGACGGTGGGGTCCTCCTCCTTGAGTGCGCGGGCGTATTCGAGCGCCGCACGGGCATCATGCGCCACGGGCTCCCCCTCCATGCCGGCGCGATGCCACTGATTGCCGCACTGCAGCCAGACAAGCACAGCCGGCAGGTTCTCAGGCAGGATCAGCAGCTCGCCCCGTGCGTTACGGCAGAGGCTGGCCGGGCCCCGCCAGGGAGGACGTGGTGGGCCGCCGTCGGGCCCCCGGGTCAGTTGATCGAGCACCTCGAACTGGCGCCGCAGGGATTCGGCGGTTTCGTCGCCGCCCAGCTCCTGCGCCATGTTGAGCTGCTCCGCCCTCATGTCCGCGCGGTCTTCCTCGGCTGGGGCGGGGCCGCGAAACCATTCGTGCGCGAACTCTCGGAGTTTCCCGATTTCGCCTGGAACCTCTGTTTCTGGTAGGCCATCATGATCTGGAACGACACGCCAGGGCGCTTCAGGAAGGCGGTTCGATACTCCTCAGTGCACTCCACCGGCTCGCCATAACTGCGCATCTGAAGATGTGGTTGATCAACGGGATTTACCCACCCGATAAACAATTCGTCAGCGATCTCGTAGATAGCGGCAGTAATTTTCCTTGAACTGCCGCCATCCGTCTGAAGTTCTTCAATGCGGGCCATTACATTTTCAATCTCTTCATCCGACCCAAACGCCTTGAATTCCGCCAGGATATGAAACCGTGCGCCTTCAGTTTCCCCGCTGACTTCACAGTGGAAGCTTTTGGGCTTTTCAAAAAGATTGAATTCCATGGTGGGATCAGGAGCAGATCAGGGTGGAGTAATTGCGCACGTTGAAATCGTGCATAATGTTGAGGGCGTGAGTCTGGTAGGTCTCGTTATTCACGGCCTCCCTGGTGCCCGGCGCCAGTGTGCAGCGGGGGATCACCCGTGAGATCCGGGAACCAATCGGGCCGTGAACGATCCGCAGCCGCTGCTCGGTCTCATCTCCAGCAATGCTGAAGTTGTTGTAATCCGACAAACCAGTGTCTCTGATTGTCACGCTGGCAGTGGGCAGGCCGGTGACGATCATCACCTCACGGGAACCGCCACCGTTGTTCCTAAGCTGCAGCTCGTTGTTTAAGCTGAAGGTCCAGCTAGAGATCTCGCGGGCGATCGGAGAGGCTTGTGTGCCCAACTCAAAGGTTGGCGTGTTGACAGCATCCACGGCTCGAACCAAGCCGGTGTTGGCGTAGGTGGGCGAGAGGATCGCCTCGGTGACGGGCGTGTTCTCCAGGCCCTGGAAAGTCCACCTCGCGGTGGGCAGCCCAGTCCAGTTCTCCTCGCATGTTCCCCTGGCGTTATTAAAGAAGAATTTCTCACCGCCGATATAGACGATTAGGTGACAGAATCCCATGGGAGAATTCTGCGAGACCATCGAATAGGTGTTGGACACTCCTGCAACGGTGGTCACGGTCTGTCCACAGGCTTGCTGGAGGACTCCCCAGGCTGGAGCAGTGCCCGCCACGCCACTCCCCACCAGATAGGTGGAAAACGAGAGGGAGGCTCGTTTGTTGTGAACGTGCGGCTTCGTGACCCGACCGCCCTCGGAGTCGGCTTGCTCCCGCTCGGCGGAGTCGGCCTCGAGGGGGTTGATCTCCACGTTGAACACGTTCAACGCATGACTGCCCAGCCATGTTCCTGGCGCCTCCCCATAGGTGGCTCCCGCCTGCGCGAACAGCAGTACGGCATCAGCCTTGGCCATCGGTGATCTCCTCGGTGGTGATGGTGTCCGCTGGGCCCAGCAGCGCTATGGGTTCGGGCTGGGGAGAGGCGGGCACGAACTCGCCCGCCTCAGGGCTCCAGATCCACCCGCCAAGGATCCACGTCGTGGGCAGCGGATGGTCTTCTGGCGGGGTCTCCATTCGTGGGCTCTTCACGGGAGGGTCATGTCGGCGGGACAAAGGTCAGGTCCAGTTGACGGGTTCTCTGTGTTACAAGATAAACCAGATCGAGCCTTCCCGCATCGCCCTCGGGCTCGGGCTGGTGCTCCAAAAACTCCACGGCCTGAACGCCAGGCAGATCACGAGCGCCGCCGTGCATGATGTTGTTGACTGTGATCCAGTGGGGGTCTGAGATCTCATCCAGGCTTTCCCCGCCCGCCACAAGATCGAAGAACAGCGAGACCCTGAGCTGCGTCTTCAGAGCCATGGTCTGCTGATTGTCCGCCTCAGCCCTGGCGACGTCTCCCCGGATGATCACCACGGGTTTCGGCTCGTTTTCTCCGACAGGCCCTGGGCGGTTGGTGTAGCAGGCCTGGATGCCCGGCGCCGCTTCAATCAGCGCCCTGAGGCCCTCCTTGAACTGCAGGTGAATCGTGCTCATCGCTGCCCCCTGCGGTCCTGCCAGGCCAGCCCCAGCAGGGTGGAGGCCACACCCAGCCAGCTCTCACGGGCGGTTGACGCGGCTCCGGAGCACGCCAGGCCACCAGCGTGTGCGGTGCACTGCAGCCAGTGAACGGTGGGGATCGTGGCGCCCGCGAACAGAGCGACGCCCGCCAGGAGGAGGATGGTGGGTAGGTGGTTGCTCACTGAATACCTGCCTTTCTTTCAAGTCGATTAAGGCGCCAGCCAGTGTTCCTGAGCAACTCTTCCTGCACTTTTGACTGTATAAGCAATCTCGTTATCTCTTCTTTGTAGTTATCCGCCCTGGCCTCTCCAGCGCTTACGCGGTTCTCAACCAATGGCAGCCTCATCTCAAGCCGCTCAATGGCATCACCCATTGAATCCCACTTCACCAGGATTGCTATAAGCATCGCCGCCGAGGCGGTCTGCAGGATTGCAACGAAAAATCTGATGCCAGTCGTTACGCGAGGGTCGTTGCTCCACTTCTCAACACTGGAGACCCTGTGCTGGGGCTCACTGGATTCTCCCGCGTCCATGTCAGGCGGTTCCTGCTCTGTTGGCTTCATGATAGCGGGGCTTGGTGTGTCGTTCATGGGATGTCGGCGGCTAGATCGGCAAGGAGCGTTGCGACCCTGGCATTCATCAGGGCCAGATCAACCGCCTTGCCGGATCCATAGGCGGAGATTCCCGCGTCGGTACCTTGGTTGGAAGATCCCGATACGTTCCTGCTGAACAGGTAGTAACTGAGGCTAATAGGGGCGGCAGACGTGCTCGAAAAAGTATAATTCACCCCCCCGTGTCTTATGATTATCTGACTGGATGAATTTCTCGCAACCCCAACGAAACCCGTTGGCTGTGCTGATCCACTTGGACCCGAATAAGCGGTCGATGAGTTGACCGCAGCATTGATCAATCCGTTATTGTCCATCACTCGCGTGGCTTGCCCGGTGCCGTCCTGACATCCCGCGTATTTTGTGTTGTTGGTGGTCGCTGCTCTGTTTATATTTAACCACAGCGAAGCGTTGTTTTGCCCGTCTGCTGATGGGCCACGGTTTGTATTGACATACTTCGCACCGTTACCCTTGACATCAACTTTTCTGGAATAATCTCCAGCCAAGAAGCCCACGTTTGTAACCGCCGGGCCTTTCGGTGTGATGAACGCACCAGGCAACGTTCTGGGCCCTCTGAGGATCAGGAGCTGCTCGGTCGCCGCCCAGTTGCTGACGCCGGGATTCAGGCTGGGGTCGGCCTTGCAGCCGATCACGAACGAGTTATAGACATCTCTGACAGCATCTTCCAGTGCCGCACCGTCTGCCGCTTCGATGAGCGCAATCCATGCGGCAGCGTCTGCGTCATAGGCAGATCGAAACCTGATAGAATTTATGTAGACAATATCGCTCATTGTGGCGGTTGAAGTTGGTAAATCTCATTAAGTCGATATTGCGTCATCATTTGCTCAAGCTCATTGTAACCCTCTTCAGCAAGCGTAATTTCACTCAATAGTTTCCAGATCGCAGCCTGCAACGCTGGAGGATTTTCTTTGATATTTTTTGTTTCTTGTATTGCGCCCAAAAAGACGGTCATTGCCGCCGCTTGGTCTCCTGTTTTTCCTTCAGTTTGCACGACGGCTTGATACACAGAGCTGGCGATCAGTGCATCATAGAAGCCTTGATAGTCCGGGCCTGGTGGAGGGTTATCAATTACATCCCAGCCATAGGCAATAATCCTTAAACCATAGTCTTTCGTTTTTGATGGAATAGCGGTTTGATTTTCCTCAAGATTTGGATATGGATCTTGAATAACCGTTAGCACAACCCACGGCGGATCCTGCAGTCCAACCACATCGCTACCGTCTTGCCGTGGGTAAGGCCTTTCTTCGTTGGTTTCTGTGTTTGCTAAAATGTAGTTCATTACGAAGACCTCCTGATGGTTAGAGTTAATTTCGCTAGTCTAGCGCCGCCGCTAGCTTGATCAATATCAAACCTAAAAACATCGCCAGCGCTAAATGTGGTTGTAGACAAAACTGGAGTGTTGCTGGCAGTGGTTCCGCCCACGTTAATTTGTGGTTTTGTGCTGAAAATACTAGAACTATTTAGCCTTGTGTTGACAATAAACGCGGCGCCTGATACGGCTGTCTCGCAGTCAAGCGCGGCGCCTATGATCGTTCCGCCTACTGTGGGAATCCACCGATCAACCGTTTGAGCTGCTACCGGATCCGATGATCCGCCTGATAGTGCGACGACCACGAGCGTAGTGTCCCGCTGGTGGGCATGATCAATCGGCGCGGCGAATGAGCTAGATCCGGCCGATGCCGTGGCTGCAAGCGCCGCTGGCGCCGCGGATCCCAGCGCCAGAAGTGTTGGCCTACCCGACAGATCCGCGTATGCGCCCGATGTGGCCACATCGGCCAGCACCGGCCAGGGCAGGACGTGAACACTGCCGGTTGTGGCGTGCACCCGACCGACCGTCGCCACCTGCTGGGCGTTGGCGGCGGGCCGGGTGGCGGTCAGCACGCCCCCGCCAGAAGGAACGAACAGCGGCGCCCCGGGTGTCATGCCGGCGGTGTTCAGCCCAGTAACCTCGCCGAGCAAGATTGCATGGCCCTCGGCGTTGTTCGCCAGGGCTTCCGACAGCACGAACAGCGCCGGCATCGTCCCGGCCGAGGATGCGCTCGCGGCCACCACCTCCAGCGTGGTGGTGGCGCCCACGGTGCCCGTGATGCGCAGGGGCGTGCCGGCTGCCAGTGCGCCACCGCTGAGGTTTTTGACGTGGGCATAGAGCCCGCCCGCCAGGTTGCCGTGGATGTGCGGCAAGATGGCCAGCCCGGTCAGGGTGAGGCCCGCGAGGGTGGCCGTGTCGCTAGACCCCAGGCCGATGTAGTCGCGCGCGGTGGCCTGATCCACCAGCGCGAGGAACGCCCGGCCGAACGCGGTCTGACTGGCCACGGCGGCCAGGTTCGTGAGATTCGTGCTGAGCGGCTGGTAGGTCTGCGCCGCTGCTGAGGCAGTGAGGTAGCCCTGCAGGGCGTTGGAGAGCTCCTGCGCCGTGGTGTAGCCGGGGTGGGGGTCCTCGGCCTGGCTGTGCGCCAGGATCGCAGCAGCCACCCCCGCGAGACCCGCCAGCGCCTGCGCTGTGACCCGTCGGCAGTCCACACGCTGGGCGGTGCCGGTACCGGTGCCCACCGCCTCGCACGAGAACACGGTGCCCACCGCGGCACCTGCTCCCGCGCCCACGGTCTGCCAGTTGGTGTTCCCGAGGCTCACGATGCGGTAGCCCTGGCCCACCGTCAGCGCAGTGGCCAACACCGGTGAGCCGATGTCCTGATCGAGGGGCAACAGCTCACCCCCGGTCAGGGTGCCCGCTGCGGACTGGGAGGAGATCGAGCCGGGTTGAACTGCCATCAGATCGCGATCAGGGGGATGCCGGCTGGGGTGGTCAGCTGCTGGCCTGCTGGGGTGGTCAGGAACAGGGTGATGACGGGCTCAGGGGTGACTGCGATGGGATCACTGAGGAGAACCTCGCACCATGTCCCGTCGTCGAAAGGTTGCGCCTGGATCTCAACTCGAAACGTCTGGCCCTGGGCCGTGAGCACGTCGCCATAGGCAAAACTGCTGGCGTCCGACGTCAGGGCCGTCAGAAACCAGCGAATGGTGACCATCTCGTCATCGAGCACCATGCGGCTCCTGCGGAGCAGGAAGCCGGTGCCCGTGACGCCGTTACATGTGAACTCAATGCCCCCCAGGTGCCGCTGAGCCACCTGATCAGCCGCTGCCGATAGGGTGGCCCAGCCCATCAGCCGGGAACCCCGCTGAGTCGCACCTCGCAGGTGGTGGCTGCATCGGTGCAGGTCTTGGAGAAGATGCCCGACAGGGTATGCCCAGTGGAGACGGCGGTGAATTTTTTCGCGGTGTTGTCCCAGTAGGCCTTGGCACCCTGGGCGCCTCCGGTGCCGGTGCCGGTGCTCTTGGGAAAAGTGTAGGTGCCGTCAAGCATGAATGTGCCGACCGCGTTGGAGGCCAGATCGACAACGGCCACCGCCACAATGGCGCCGATCAGCGCCGCTCCACCCGATGCGACTGCATAGGGTGCGGCGAGCGGCAGGGAGCAATCTCCCGGATAAACTTCATTTTTCATGGCAAGTCAGCTCAGGTGTGAATAGGTGGATCAGGTTCCGCTGGAGCGGAAGAAGGCGCGATGGTCGCGGATTGCCGCGCCAAAGTCAATCCGGGCCATGAACTTGATCCCGTCAGGATCGCGCAGCGTTTCGCTGGTCAGATTGGGGCCTGGCTCGTCCTCCAGATAGCCGTACACGATTCCGGCAATCCGCTCCTTCGGTGCAACCAGATACCACTGAGTGGCGGAACCATCGAGACGGCTCTCGACGATGGGCTGCATTTTCCCGACATAGGGATGCACACCATTTGCACCAGTCAGCGCGGAAGGCGCGTAACCGTTTGGATAGAGGAATTGAAGGATTTCGTCCTCAAGATCCGACGGACCCATCAGGAAGCCGGGTTCAAGGTTGATCGCCGTTCCCGCTTTATCCGTCTGCTTGCGCATGGCTTTTCTGCCAGCGGAGATGGAAGGAATAGAAATGGCACCCGTTCCCGTGTTGTTGTGCGAGGCGTCAAACAACGGCAGACCATCTTCAGCGCTGTTTGCGTTTGAAGTGATCAGTTCGTAGATCATATTGGACTCAAACCTTCGGAAACCACGACCGAACAAGGGCAGTGTTTCCTCAAGCGCTGACAGATCATCATTGATGATCATCTCGCGAGAATAAAGGATTTTCCTGGCGTAGGTATAAAGACGCCAAGATGCCCGGCTCTCAGAGATCGTTGCGGACTCATATTCACCGCCCTCTTTCAATTCCTTGGGGATCAGATTGGCGGAAATGTTAAAAGTCTTTGCGTCCTTGAAGTCCGGGAGGTTTCGCTGCAGAGCGATGGCCCCCCAGGTGTGAAGTTCCTCCTCATAGGCAGGCATGAGCGTCTTGTTTGCCGCGTTCTCAAGCAGCAGCGGAATGTCACTGGTGCTGTGAAGCGCCCAGACGGCAAGCTCCGATTTGCTCCGCCCAACCGGGTTGACTCCATTCATCTCCATGGAGGCCTTGATCAGGTCCAACATGCTGCAGCCCCGAAACTGCCGGGCAGCTTCAGGCATGACAGAACCGGGCTTGAGACGGTGCTCGATGCGGGCCTGGATGCCGGCCTTGACGTTTTCCCCCGCGTCTCGCGTCACCTGCACGCGGGCGGGGTGGCCTGCCAGGGGGGCCCGCGCATCAGATGCGGCGGCTGCAGCCTTTACGATCTCAATGGCCGCCTGTGCCATGGGCAAGCCGCCATCGATCAGCGCTTGCACCTTCTCCGGGGGGAGGTTGGCGTGGGCAGCAGCGGCCCGGATGTCATTCTCGCGGCGAAGACTCGCCAGCTCGGCCAGCTCCCCGCCAGATGCGACAGGAGGGGCCACGGGGGGCAGGGCGGATGCCTGAACAGGAGCGACAGTAGCCTCAGGCGTGCGGGTCGCTTGCGGCTCAACAGCGGCCGGTTCGCCCCCGGCCTGAGATGGCTTGCTCATTTGAATTGGCGGAGCTTCGATCTGTGCCAGTGTAGCCTGCGCCCAAAACTTCAGCGATTCCGGGAGGGCTTCACCGGTGAATCTGGAGGGATCCAGTGCAGGTGCCTTGGCCTGAACCGCGACCGGGGGGGAGATCTCGTCAATCAGGCCTACATCCAGTGCGGCCTGAGCAGTGAACCACGTGCCATCGCCGTTGTTGGCACTCATCCATGCGGCAACCTCCTCTGCAGAGCGCTTGGTACGCCTGGCGTAGGCATCCCGATAGCTGCCAGAGAAGCTGTCGAGCTGATCAGCCTGGCGCCTGAGGCTGGATGCGTTGCCGCGTGCGCCGCTCCAGCAGTCGTGGATCAGCATCAGGGCATTTGCTGGCATCACCGTGCGGTCGGCCGCCATCACCGGCAGGGTTCCAGCGCTGGCAACCACGCCATCGATGTAGGCAGTCACCCGGCCCTGATACCGCTCCAGCAGGTTGAACATCGCCAGGCCCTGGCCAGCATCCCCGCCATAGGAGAAGACGTTGATACTGACGTCCTGGGTTCCCGCCTCAGCAAGTTGGGCAGACAGATCCTGGACACTCACATCGAGACCGATGTCCCCGTAAAGAAAGATCGACTTCATGGCTGAGAATTGCTTGTGGGCATTGTAGGCGGAGTGGCTGGCTGGAGGCCTGAGAAGAACTGCTCAGCGCCGGGATCCGTCGTCAGCATGATTCCCCTGGATCGAGCTTCCTTGATTTCTTTCTCGCGCTCTGCGAGCACTTGCTCGGGGATGTAGCCGTAGGAGCGGTGAACTTCCGCCAGGCTCATAATGCCAGCCCGAACCGCCTTGTCCAGCGCCGGGATCTCCTTGGTGGGATCCATCATCTCGCGGCGCGGCGGGGTGTGCGACCACATCACCCGAGGGCCCTTCAGGAGGCCAGACGCCCGCGCCAATTCATCGTGCCACCTGCAGACTGGCATCAGCATTCCGGGGTAGCTGATGTTGCCACGCAGGTGAGCAACGCGCCGCGAAAACTCCAGCCAGCCGCCTCTCATGCTGCTGTAGTTGACGTTTGAAAGATCGCCAGTCAACGCCTCGTAAGTGATTTCGTAGGCAGCGGCAACTTCATGGGCGTAGAGCTTTTGCGTGGTTGAAAAATCGCCAGAGGTTGGCGGTGTGAACGCTTCAAACGACCGGCCAGGCGGAAGTTTGTAGTTCATTCCTGGCTCAATTTCCTCAAAAACCTTATCATCATCAACCTGATTATTCTGGCCGTCACTGTCGCTGGTCACACCAAAGAAACAAGCCGAGATCTTATCCTTCATTTGCTGCGCAATCTTTGTGTCTCCCATGTCCCGAAGAGTCAGGATTGCGGCGGTGCCAAACGGAATACCCATCCGTTGGCCAGCCCTTAAGTCTTCAAAATGTAGGCTTATTTCGTCTTTTGAAACGAAACTGCTTGTGTATTTGATGCCGTAACCAAGCATTGACTCGCCCGGATGTTTATCACGTATCCAATAGCCCTGTAACCTGCCGGCTTCGTCAAATTGCTGGCCAAAAATGATATTGATCCCGTTATCCTTGCCAAAATCCAGCCAATCAGGTTCAAGCATCTGTACCTGTAGTGGGACCATTTTATATTTTTCCAGGATTTCAGGATTTATTCTTTTCCTCAGCAGTACAGCACCACGCACGGCGGTTGTTCGTGCTCCTATTGCCTGATTTCCGTACCAATTACGCTTTTCGTAGAAGTCAGAGATTGGTTCATCACACCAGGATTGCCAGAGCCTACCGTATCGCTGTGCCGTGTTGGTCGGTGTTGACATAATGCCATCACCTATCCAACTATTCACTATGACTCCGATAGCTTTTTTTGCATAGCCATCGTTATCCACAAGATCCTGATGGCGCTTGACTAGCCAGCTCCACGCAGAGCGTAGGTCTGCATTTGGCCCGGCGGATGTTGCGTACCACCCAGCCGTGCGCCGCGACTCCTTCGCTGCATCAAAGGCCGCGTGTATGCCGCGAAGGTTTACGGCGCCAGTCATGACATTCTGCGCGGTGTGAAGTAGTGCTGGCTGCGCGAAGTGGTCAGATTGAGTCCAAGATCTGCAATCATACTTTCTTCGATTCTACGCATTTCGTCTAACGATCTAAACGTCATCTCTCTTCCGTCAGAGAACCTGACCTTTGAAACGCCCTCGGCGATCCGTTGGCGCAGATTTTCGAGATCTGACAATGTGTAGGCCATGGTTGCATCTTATCGCACAAGCCAGCCTTTGCGATTCCTTGGGAGCCAAGGGCTTTCCCTGCCCTGCTGCTCGGCGTTCCGCTCCAGTTGTGGGCCGATGGAAGCCAGCGCCGCCGCCTCCAGCTGATCCCACATCGTGGCGCGGTTGTAGCCCCGTGAAACCAGCTCCCGAGCGGCAATGGCATACCGGGTGCAGTCGCCGCCCTCGTCGCGGTGACCTGCTGGGGGGTCGCCCCATTTGTAGACCGTCTGGCCACCCTTCCGCACCGGTACCCGCCGCCAGGGGAACAGCTCTTTGAGGTACTGGTCAGTGGAGATCAGTTCATTGCCGAAGTGCAGGTAGCCGGGGCCTGGCGCCGACACACGGAGGCGGTTGTGCAGGTGCTTCACGCTCTCCTGGTACCCGACCCAATGCACCTCAATGCCGCGCTTCACGATCTGGCCCTTGTGGTTGATCTCGGCGGAGAACGGCTTCCCGAGCAGTGCCTTCCCGGGCTGTGGAGCTCCCCGGCAGGGTGACCAGACGCCAGGGCCGCCCGCCAGGTGAGCACGGATCGCGTGCATCGAGGCCTCAAGACCGGCCTCATCCTGAAGGCCTTTCGCCATGGTCAGGCGGGCGCCATCCTCCCGAACCCAAACCGTTGACGCGATCTGATCCAGCTGGCTCAGGACCACGGGGTCTTGCGGGTCGCCGTCGATCTCGAAGTGTCCCAGGTGCCAGCCCTCCTCACCGCGGCCCCAGCCCCAGACGGTCACCACCAGCCGCTGACCAGCCGTGCCGCCGCCGCCCTGTGTGTCCCCGCCAGCAGTGACCAGCAGCACGCCATTGGGCACCCGCCAGGGATCGGAGCTGACGGGGCCATAGCCGTTGCCATGGGCGATTTCGAGCCGCCGTTTGGCGAGGTTGTCGGCAGTGATCTTGGTCGCCAGGGTGTCCTGCCAGGGCCGCCCCCTGTCCGTGTTGCAAAAGGTCTGCATGTCATCGGTGTCTCCCTTCTGCATCTGCTGCAGCGCGGCCTGATGCCTCGACACGACTTCAGTCCATGCCGCATCCGGGTGATAACCCATCCCCGCGTCAACCTGAAACGAGCGCCAGATGGGCACACCGTCGCGCAGGATCTGGGCGGAGCGATCCAAGCCCAGTGGGCACGCCCAGCCTGCTCGCTCATCCATCCAGGACAGGTGGCGATTCTCTATCAGCTCTTCACAGTTCTCACACTGAAGCTTTCCCGCGTCAGGCCCTTCCTTGACGAATCTTTCCCACGCAAGTTGCTGGTAAGTGTTGCAATGTGGGCATGGATAGTAACGGTATTGCTGATCCCCCATCCTGAAGCATTGATCCATGTAATCGCCAGGCTCAATAGGCGTGCCGCCAATCGTGAAGAATGGATCCCAGAATGTTCCCGCACGCTTCAGGAAGTTCTTAATTGTGTGCCCTTCAGGGCTGTCATAGGTTGCCGGTTCCTCGAAAAATATACAGTTTCTTGCAACACGTCTTGCGGATCTTGGCGTTGCGGCGTTGACAAGGTGGATAAGCGCGCCATTATTGAGCTGCTTAAAGTTATAGCTGTTGCGTGTGTCTGTTTTTGATTTCTTGTTTCCAAGCAGGCCGGCAAGCACCGGTACGCCGGTGTTCTCCGCAAACAAAGGGTCTATATCTTCCTTGCTGTAAGCGGCAACCTCAGAATCCGTAGGCTGCACAATCATAATCTTAGACGGTTTCCAATAGCAAAAGAATTGCAGGAGTTGTTTTATGTATTCCGACCATCCAATTCGAGCAGGCTTTTGGCAGACAACGCACTGCACCTCTGGATCCGTAGCGCCAAGAAACCAGTCACGCTGGTATGGTCTGCACCTGAACTTTTGTGTTCCATGCGTACCGTCTACGATGTAACCGTACCGCTCAGAATACTCAAGAAAGGTGATTTTCTCTTTTGGCCTCAACATTCCAGCCAGGCGCTTGGCAATTTCCGCTCTACTGCGTGAGATCATGCATCTAACTCCTCAAAGGTGTTATCAGAGATTGCTCTAAAAAGATCGTCGATTCTTGACTGTATCTTATCGCATTCTTGTTGTGTCAGGTGAGGGATATCGGTTCTGATTTGCCTTGAGAGCGATTCAGCGCCAAGCATAAGGTTGCTCAGGACTGCAGCATATGCGGCTTCAAAGTCTTCTTTGTAGACCAGGGTTTTTGCCTTCTCCAGTCGGGTTAATTTATTGATTAGATATTTCTCTTTTTCATTTAGACCACGGTAGACGTAGAAGTCTGCCTCCTCTTGAGTGTCTGCATCGGTGGAACTTGGCGCGGCTGGTTTCTGGCGCGGGGCTGGGGCCTGCCGCTGCCGCTGGGGCCTTGGCAGCTTGCGCGGTGGTGGATCCTCCCCGCCAGAGGAAACGGGATCGGAGGCACGGTGGCGCTTCTCGCGGCTGACCTGTCTCCAGCGATCGGCAAGGCCCTCCTCTTCAAGCTTGCCGTCAACAGTGGCGAGAGCGCCTTCTTTGATCTTCCGGTAGATGCTGCCGGGCGATCTCAGCCCCAGCTTGTCGGCCGCCTCCCGGACGCTGATCAATGCCACTGACCATCCCGTCGCATTTGGTGTCACATTAGCCAAATGTGACAGAATAATGTGACGCGCTGCGACAGATGGCAGGGGCGGGAGGGGGTCGGTGCGCTGAAAACCCTTGCTACAACAGGGTTCGCATTGCTCTGGGCTGGGACCAACAGAAAAACCGAGCGTTCGAATCTACCCTCGGCCAATAGGTGTAGAAAGGACCCAAATTGATTAGAATACACAACAAATTTTTCTGCACAGCTATTCAGCAATACAGCCACTAATTATTGTTGTTGATAATAATACTAATCTAACTCACCCGCTTTTTTTCCTCTTTCTCCTGCGTATCTCCTTAACCACTCCATCCTCAAACTCCTTCTTGAATCCTTTAGCAAACTCCTGCATAGCAATCTTGTCAACATTAAACCGACGCCGATAGGATGGCTTATCAATGATCCACATAACTACCTTAAAGCCCCGTTTCTTTCTCCCCTC